TTATAATGGACAACAAGAAATTTGAACAACTTATTGACCTCATTATCAATGAAAATGAGGAACAAGCAAAAGAACTCTTTCATGATATTGTAGTAGAGAAATCTAAAGAAATCTACGAAAACATCATGCAAGAAGAAATGATGGACGATGACCTTGAAGAAGGCATGGGCGGTCAAGTAGGTGATTTACTTGACGAGATCAATGCTGAAGAAGAAGGTGTTGCTGAAGCAGAAGACGATGAAGACATCGAAGTAGATTCTGAAGAAGTATTCGACATCGAAGGTGACGAAGAAGAAGATTCTTCTTCTGAAGAAGTAGAAGATGCAGTTATTCGCATCGAAGACAAACTTGACGAATTAATGGCCGAGTTTGAAGAACTAATGGGCAAAGCCGATGACCTAGAAGGTCGTGACGATGAAATGGACGCTGATCTAAAAGACATCGAAGGCGATGAAGGCGAAGTAGACGTAGACATTGATGCTGACGAAGAAGTCGTTGCAGAAGCAGTTTCTCTACAGAAAGTAGGTCTTCAGTATCCACACGGTGGAGACAACGGTGAGAACACCAAGAGCCCAGTAGATGCAAACTCAGGTAAAGCTGGCATGGACAGCAAGCCCGTCGATTTCGCTAAAGGCGATGAGAAAGGCCGTCCCGCACCTAAAGCAAAAGACGTAGATGGTGCATCTAGCTTCCAGAACGTACCTGGTAAAAAGAACGTAAAACTTGATAACGCACCAAAGCCCGTAACATCACAGGCTTCAGGTGTTAATAACAAGTCTGTTATAGACTAAGGAACTGATACAAATGGCTTTGTATCTTAAGGAGCATTTAACATTCGACCGAGCAGAAATGGTGGTCGAATCTGTAAAAGAGGGTAATAGTGATTTAAAAACCCTCTATATGCAGGGCATCTTTATTCAGGGTGGGGTAAGAAACGCCAATGAGCGTGTTTACCCCGTCGCTGAAATAGAGAACGCTGTTGATACTCTTAACAATCAAATCAGAGAAGGACATTCTGTCCTAGGCGAAGTAGATCATCCAGATGACTTAAAAATTAACTTAGATCGTGTGTCACACATGATTACTAAGATGTGGATGGATGGTCCAAACGGACTAGGAAAATTAAAGATTTTACCAACTCCAATGGGTCAGTTAGTTCAGACAATGTTGGAATCAGGGGTAAAACTTGGCGTTTCAAGTCGTGGATCAGGTAATGTAAACGACTTAGACGGTAAGGTAAGTGATTTTGAAATAATCACAGTTGATATTGTTGCACAACCAAGCGCACCAAATGCATATCCAAAAGCAATCTATGAAGGCCTAATGAATATGAAGCATGGTCATAGGGTGCTAGAAGTAGCAAGAGAAGCAAGGGGCAACAAGCAAGTAGAACGGTATCTGAAAGACGAAATTAAACGTCTAATCAGAGACTTAAAGATAGACTAAAATCAGAGGGGATATCGCATGTTAGATGCTATCAAACCATTAATAGAATCAGGTCTCATCAATGAAGATGTCGCAGGCGAGTTAAACACCGCTTGGGAATCAAAATTGAATGAAGCCAGAGATCAAGTTCGTGGTGAACTCCGTCAAGAGTATGCACAACGCTACGAGCATGACAGAAATGTGATGGTTGAAGCCCTTGATAAGATGATTACTGAATCTCTAAGTGAAGAAATTAAAGAATTTCATGAGGAGAAAAAGGCAATTAATGAAGACCGCGTTAAAGCAAAGATGAAACTTTCCGAACAAGCATCAAAGTTCAATGAGTTCATGGTTACTAAACTAGCCGAAGAAATCAAAGAACTACGTGCTGATCGTAAAGTTCAACTTGAAAACCAAGATAAGCTACAAAAGTTTATCGTGCAAGCACTAGCAAAAGAAATTAAAGAATTTGCTCAGGATAAGCAAGCAGTGGTTGAGCAACGTGTCAAGTTAGTTGCTGAAGGTCGTGAAAAACTAGAAGCACTCAAAGCAAAATTTGTTGCTGAGAGCGCAAAGAAAGTTTCTCATGCAGTATCGTCTCATCTTAAAGGTGAATTATCACAGTTAAAAGAAGACATTCAAATTGCTAGAGAAAACTCTTTTGGTCGTAAGATTTTTGAAACATTCGCATCAGAATTTTCTACCACATATCTAAACGACAAGGCTGAAACACGTAATATTGTTAAAGCCCTAAAAGCAAAAGATGCAGAACTAGCAGAATCTAAGGCTCAACTCGCAAAAGCGCAACAAGTCTTAGAATCAAAGGATCGTGAAGTTCACATTATCAAAGAGTCAATTCAGCGTGAAAAGGCAATGGAAGAAATTCTTGCACCTTTAAACAAAGAAAAGGCACAGGTAATGAGAAGTTTGCTAGAAAGCGTACAGACAACTAAGTTGAAGTCCGCATTCGACAAGTATTTACCAGCAGTATTGAATACCGGAAGTGAAAAGAAAGCGAAAGCTCCTTTAACTGAAAGTGTATCAGTAGTAGATGGTAATAAATCTGCCAAAGAAGTTAAAGATCAAGTGAACGAAGATACAAAATCAAACGTGATCGATCTCAAGCGTCTGGCAGGGCTTAATTAAAATAGACATAGATTAGGAGATAATTACAATGTCACAAGTACTCTTAGAAAGCCGTTGGGACGAGACCAAAGAGGCCCTGTTAGAAGGCTTAAAAGGCACTCGCCGCTCAACAATGGGTGTTGTTTTAGAAAACACTCGTAAATCACTATTAAGTGAAAACGCCACAGCAGGTGCTACATCTGCCGGCAACATTGCAACACTTAACCGTGTGATTCTTCCAGTAATCCGTCGTGTTATGCCAACTGTTATCGCTAACGAATTAGTTGGTGTTCAGCCCATGACAGGACCTGTTGGTCAGATCCACACATTACGTGTTCGTTACGCTCAGTCATTGACTGATAACTCAGCAGCCGCTACTTCAGTAACAGCTGGTGAAGAAGCATTATCACCCTTCAAAATTGCACAGGCTTACTCACGTACAGCCCAAGCAACTGCGTCAACTACATCTTACACAGGTGCTGACACAGCAACTTTAGAAGGTAATGGTGGTAAGCAAATCAGCGTACAAATCTTACGTCAGGCTGTTGAAGCTAAATCACGTAAGTTACAAGCACGTTGGACATTTGAAGCCGCTCAGGACGCACAGTCACAGCATGGTATCGATGTAGAAGCAGAAATTATGGCTGCTCTTGCACAAGAAATCACTGCTGAAATTGACCAAGAGATTCTTTTATCTCTACGTACCTTGGCAGCAACTGAGTTCACATACAACCAGGCAACAGTATCTGGTACAGCAACATACGTAGGTGACGAGCATGCCGCATTAGCAGTTCTCATCAACAGAGTTGCAAACTTAATTGCACAACGCACTCGTCGTGGCGCTGGTAACTGGGCAGTTGTTTCTTCAGCCGCTTTAACAGTTCTTCAGTCTGCTACAACTTCTGCATTTGCACGTACAACAGAAGGCACATTTGAAGCTCCAACTAACACCAAGTTCGTTGGTACATTAAATGGTTCTATGCGTGTATTCGTTGACTCATATGCCCCTGACACTCAAGCAGTGTTAGTTGGTTATAAGGGTTCAAGCGAGACTGACGCAGCCGCTTTCTACTGCCCATATATTCCATTAATGAGCAGTGGCGTTGTACTAGATCCATCAACATTCGAACCAGTAGTGAGCTTTATGACTCGTTACGGGTACATCGAATTAACCAACACTGCGTCATCGTTCGGTAACGCGGCTGACTACGTTGGTGAGATCGCAGTTCAAAACTTAACTTTCCAATAAGCCGAC